CTGGTCGGGCGTGTAAATAACATACTACAAGTAGTAAAAGAGAATGGCTTTACAACATTCAATACAGATATAGAAATGGTAGAGGCTTAAAATTATGACAGAAGAAAACACAACTCCAGTAAATACACAAGAAGAACTTGTTAAACAATTTCAATTGTACATTGAAGAAAACGAAAAGTTCACGACTAAAAAAGTCAAAGCAGCCGCTGGCCGTGCTCGTAAAGCATTGCAAGAAGTTGCCAAACTTGTCAAGCAACGTCGTAAAGAAATCACTGAAGAGAAAGCGGCGTTGTCAGTTAAATAAAAACTGATGACATGGCTTTACCAAGGTGCTTTAATAGAAGAACTTCCTGAGGACTGTGTTGGTTTTGTTTATCTCATTACCAACACAGTCACAGGCCGCAAATACATAGGCAAAAAATTGGCAAAGTTTGCAAAGACAAGTTATAAAGTTGTCAAGCAAAAAAATGGCATCAAAAAGAAAAAGAAGATTCGTTCAAAGGTCGATTCGGACTGGCGAGATTACTACGGGAGTAGTGATGAATTATCTAAAGACGTTACCACACTAGGCAAAGAAAATTTCACTCGTGAAGTTTTACACTACTGCACATCCAAGGCACATACTTCATACTTAGAAGCAAAAGAACAATTCGATAGAAAAGTTTTAGAAACAACAGATTATTATAATGGCCACATATCCGTTCGCGTCCACGGATCTCATATCATAAACAAAATTTAAATTCGGCAACAGCCACCAAGACACTACTGATAATGCCTGTATCGGCAAGTTAAACTAGGTACCCAATAACTGGACTACGTGTCGCAGGGAAGGAACATCTGAGCAGTAGCAGAGACATGATTGCCACTATCCTTAACAGGACGCAACACTGGGTATGAAACGTGTTGGCAAATGTATAGTACGACCAAAAAGAGTAGGCACTGCTGAGTCATTGCAACCTACAAGAATCGAGATGTATATCTATTGGCTACTCGATTCTGCGTTATAAGAAGAGCTACATAAAAAGGTACAGCGTAACCGCCTTTACTAGAAATAGTTGTAGTAATAGATTACGATAATGGGCCTCCGACAGGATTTTCCAATTTTTACTTTTCGTCCTTAACAGGGCGAAGTACGACTGCAAAACCTTGACAAATATTATCTAAGAAGTACAATTAATAATAGTGATGAATGTTAATGAAAAGAATTCTAAGATTTGTGTTTTACTGTAAGTAAAAGGTAAATCTTGTTGTTCTCTGAACAACTTAAATCATTCCCTGTGTTAATGTATCTTTTGGCTTAATGCCTCGATCTAGACTTATTTTATCTTTAAGGATCTTTATGAATATTTTTTTCTCTTCGAAACTAATATTCCATAAGTCGTTATAACTCTGTCCTGAGTATATGGCCATTGTTGCGATATCTTCCATTATGGCTTTTGATTCCTTTTCTAAACTATTCAAGTACTTTAGAATGTCCGGCCCGGACTTTAAGGATAAAAGCCTTATGCGAAAAAAGTTGTTGGATTTAAGTCTAAACTTGATTTAAATTCAGAGTTACAATTTTTACAAGTGACACTGAATTCTTTATCTACTCCCATGGCGCTGGTGTTCATTATGGACTGTTCAATTTTTGTAAAGTCTGGTTTGCTAAGATCAGTGATCCAGTCCCGAATGTCGTTATTATCAGTGACTGCTACACTGTCGGGTAATAATACAGTATCAATACAACTTCCAATAATTTCTATATTTTTTTCTGTTAATAATTGATAGCTTTTTTGCATTAGATTGACTTTGGTAGTTTCATCGGCATTATTTTGTTCAGCGATCTGAATATTTCGTATTTGTTCAAATTGAACCCAATTTAAACTCAATAAGTTAGTCACTGTTACAGGCTTAATAAAAACTTTAATACCGTTGTCAAACGTTATTGGTTCTAGTTTTTCAACAACTTTGATACTACTGATAATATGATTTAAGTTGACAGTTACTTCATTTTCTGTTGCACAATTAGTACAAGTGCAGGTTACATCGTTATTATCACCATAAGTACAACGTCTAATAGCAACTAAAATTGCATCTAAATCAATGGCAGGCATAGACATGGGTTCAGTGATGCATGGAGCACAACTGGTAATCATTTGTGTAATTGCACTGCCATTTAATAATGCATCTGCATTTTTAAGCATTAGCTCATCTTTGGCAGTCAATGGATAGATTGGAATTTCGCCCATGTCATTGAACTCTGCTGGTTTAGTTTTATAAAAATTTCCTTGGCTGGGAAGTTTAATCCATATGCCAGGTTTTCTAAAATATTGTTTTAACGGGTTCACTCGATTTTCCATTTTTTCTCCAACTAAATAGTGTATAAGGATATTACTCTTTATTTATATACATATTTAATGGCAGAATCAATTAAAGGTTACGGAAAGATACTTGGAGAATCGAACTTCGAGTTCTCTCTTGACGGCATGACTAGTTACAGTCAGATGCAAAGATTGATCAGTTTAACCGAAGCCGTTGCCAAAAGAATAAAAGCAGATACTACAGGTCCCACTAAAGAACAACAAGAAGAAACAGCATTACTCAAAGATAAAAATAAAGCAACACAGCAGAGTATTGATCTTGAAGAAGAAAAAAGAAAAGCATCTGACGAACTTGAAAAGAAATTTAGAGGACTGTCTAAGACTACAGAATTTTTTAAAGGTAATTTAAGTGCGGCTAGTTACGGATATACTACAAGTCTAACATTATTAACCACTGGAGTTGGAACATTGTTAGGTGCATTGACTGGATATGCCGATCAACTTCAATTGGGATTACAACGTGGTATCAGTGGAGGTATTATGGATTTTGCCATAGCGGCAAAAACTGGCGGAGTTACACTAGGACAATTTTCAAAAGCATTGGAAGAAAGTGGCGGTGGTTTTGCCAGCCTTGGAGTAGGTGCCACTGATGGTGCTAAACAGTTTGGCGGATTAATTAGTAGCGTTAGAGAAGCTACTTCTAGTGTTGGTAACATGGGTTTAAGCAATGAACAATTGGCAAATTTTACTGCACAACAAACTAAAGTTGCAATTAGTCAAGGCTTTAAAGGCAAACAAGCTCAGGACGTTGTAATTAAAAATTCTAGATCGTTGGGCAATGAATTAGACACTCTTGCTAATCGAACCGGTAAGAGTGTATTGGAATTAACACAGGCAGCAATAAAATTAGCACAGGATCCAATCGTTACTAACTTTGTACAAACAGCACGAAATGGCGGAGCACAAGTATCAAAGGCTGTACAACAATTCGGTGCTAGTTTACGTGGATTATTCGGTGAAGCAGGTGATGCTATAGCATCCGATGTATTAAAAACAGCATTGGGTAATTTACCATTAGTAATAACGCAGACTGGTAAAAACATGATCACAGCCAGTAGTGCTGTGTATACAGAATTAGAACGTCAAGCAAAAATAGTTAAAAATGGTGGAGAGATAACAGCAGAAGATCAAGAAAAACTTCGCAATACTGTTTTAAAAGAAGTAGAAGCACGTGGTCAAGAACTTAGAATGTTGGCTAACTTAGAAGGTCAAGCAGGCGATGGTGCAAGACAGTTATTAGCATTAGCGGAACAGGCAAACTTTTATAATAGTGCCGCTGGTAAACAACGTAGAGAAGAAGATAAACAAGCACAGGCATTTAATAGTGCAATGAATCAGTTTAAAGCTAATTTACAAGCATTGGCAATACCATTCTTAAAATTAATAAATGGAATTCCATGGGATTTCTTTATTAAAACTTTGAACATATTTGTAGATGTATTATCATTTGTATTACGTCCTTTTTCCAAATTAGGAGATATTTTAAATATTGGATCTAAAGATCTTGGTATTACTATAGGCTCTGCAGTTTCGGCAGTGGCGGCATTAGTTGCAGGCTTTACTGTAATGAAAACTGGCATCGAGTTAGTTAAAGATACACTGAAAAACTTGGCAGGAACAACTTTAAGTTTAGATAGATTATTTCGTCAACTTCGAGTAACATTATATCGAGGTATGCTGGGCGGTGGGATTGGCGGTGGCGCCGGCAGCGGCACAGATGGAGGCGGAGGCGCTGGTGGAATTCCAGGAGGACCATCTGGCGGTGGTGGCAGCACTACAGATAAATCTCCTAAAGGTATTTTTGGTAAATTAGCCAATTCTAAAACTGGCAGTATAGCAGGAAAAATAGGCGGTAATCCGTTGTCATGGTTAGGTGCAGCCGCATTAGACTATGGATCTGAAAAAGCAAAAGCAGAAGGCATGGGCGGAGTCGGGGCTGCCATGAGTATTGGATCTGGAGCATTAACAGGTGCAAGTACGGGTGCAATGATTGGTAGTGTTATACCTGGTTTAGGTACAGCTGCCGGAGCAATTATCGGCGGAGCATTGGGTGCTGTAGGTAGTGCTGTCAGCGAATGGAGGGAAAGTGAAAGTGCAGAAGGTCTAACAAGTTCAGCTGGAGATGCAGTTGATCAAAATAATAGATATCAACAACAGCAAGTGGCAGAATTAAGTGAAATTAAAAAAGCAATTCTTGCTCAAAACAACGGAGTTGATGCTACAGCTACATATAGTGCTAGACAGACAGCCTTGCTCAGTGACAGCGTTAGATTGCAACGAAATAGCCAATTTATGCCGACATAACACTTGATATAAACTATAAATATATAACAGGATGAATAAACAATATGTCATGGCGCAAGCACTTTCAAATACCGCAAACAGCAAATGAATTAGCTAAATCAAAAATAGCTACTGGTAACCATCACGGTAGTAGCAGTAAGTTCAGCAGTTGGTTAAAAGACGTATATGCAGGTACACCAAATCGCGTTGAGCGATACATGCAATATGAAGTCATGGATCAAGACAGTGAAGTCAATGCCGCACTGGATACTGTTGCAGAGTTTTGTACTCAATATGACTATGAAAGCAATTTGCCTTTTACCATCGAGCACTTTAACGAACCCACGGAAGCTGAAGTAAATGTACTAACTCGTAGTCTACGTCAATGGAGTATGATCAATGACTGGAACAAACGTGTTTGGCGTATGATGCGTAATGTTATCAAGTATGGTGATGGATTCTTTATTCGTGATCCAGAAACATATGAATTGTTATATGTAGACAGCCAGGATGTAAGTAAAATTATTATCAATCAAGCCAAAGGCCGTGAAGTAGAACAGTACATTATTAAAAATATTAGTATCAATATAGCTGATAAAGTAGCAACAAATCCATTGATTGCAGACCAAAATTATGGTCCTACTCAGTTTAATAAAAGTGCTTTTACACAGTTTGCCAGTGCTAATACAGGTAGTAATA